AAAATATTAACTATTATTGATATATTGTAAACCCTTAATATTGACGTTAAAATATGGGAGTTTATGGTCGATTATGAGGCTAGTTCCTCCGACTTAAGCCCTTTCGTCAAAACTAGCCTCACTATTTATGAAGAAAATTATTCGATCAACGAAGCACTTAAACTTCATTAGATCACTTCCTTGTTTCATATCCGAGCAAACACCAAGCCAAGCCTGTCATATAAGAATACTATCAGATGGCGGTACAGGATTAAAACCTAGTGATTACCTTACACTACCATTTACTTATCAATATCATAAAATGCAGACCGATCTTGGGGAGCAGTCTTTTTATGCTAAATTCAACATTAATCCTTTTATTGTTGCCAAAGAACTTGTAATAATATCACCTTGTAATAAAGTTAATAATGAAGCTGTAATCAAACAGCTTGAAGAAAGGGCAAAAACATATGGACGGATTTATTTTAATAAGTCGTAAAATTTTACAATCACCAGCTTTAATGAAACGAGATCGCAGTTATTGTGAAGTGGGAGCTTGGTTATGGTTATTGTTAGAAGCTAGTTTTACTGATAGAGATTTTACAATAGGAACACAAACAGTAAGATTAAAACGAGGTGAACTATGTCATTCAGTATCATATATGGCTGAAGCGTGGGGTTGGACTCAAAGTAAATCACGCCATTATTTAGATAAATTAGTAAAATTTAACAGCATATCATTCGGCAAATCAGATGGCAAATCAGCAGACTTTCCAAACATTATAAAAATAGTCAATTATGATGACTATCAATATAGCATTGGCAAATCAAATGGCGAACCTCGTGGCAATAAACATAATAAAATAATAAGTAAGGATATAATATATATAGATGAATTTAATAGAATATGGTCTAAATTAAGAGCTAAGAGAGGAAGTAAGAAGGTAGCTTTACAGAAATACAATAAGATTAAAAACAAAGTGGACGCTGACACCTTGATTGAAAAATATAATCAACTTGTTTCTAAAGCCTCTAGCCCAGAGTTTATTCCGCATTTTTCAACCTATTTATCTCAAGAACGCTGGTTAGATGAAGATAGTATAGTAAAAGAAAAAGTTTTAACACCAGATCAATACTTTAGACAAAGATTTAATAATGTTCCTAAAGGATTTCATATGGTTGGTAGTAGTTGGAACGAGATTGAATATTCAAATGGTAAAGAAAAAATTACTTTTAGCTTAAAAGATGGCGAAGAAGTATGAAAGATGAATATAAAATTGAAAGAATTAGTTATCAATCTACTAAACCTTTTATTCTTGATATTCATTATGCAAGGCGTATGCCTAGCATAAGTTATGCTTTTGGTTTGTTTAATAATAACTTGTTAATTGGTATAGTAACATATGGCAGTCCTGCATCATATACATTATGTAAAGGAATAGCTGGTATTGAAAATAAACCAAATGTTATTGAATTAAATAGATTAGTTTTAAAAAACAATTTGAAAAATGAAGCCTCTTTTCTAGTAGCAAATTCTTTAAAATTACTGCCTAAACCAAAAATTGTTGTTTCTTATGCAGATAGTGAGCAAAACCATATAGGCTATGTTTATCAAGCCTGTAATTTTTATTTCACAGGTACATCAAAACCAAGAACAGATAGTGCAGGAAAAGATGGACAACATCATAGACATCACATAGGAGATAAAACGATAAGAACGAAAAGAAGTGCTAAACATAGATATGTTTATTTAGTTGGAAATAAAACACAAATTAAAAATTTAAAGTCTTGTTTAAATTACCCAATTTTAAAATATCCTAAAATTTAATCGACTGATAAGAACAAATACAGTACACTTCCGATATGGAAGTTTTAAAGAAATTAGATCGTAGGAAAATAAAGCCTAAGTTTATAGGAACTAAAGAGCAAAAAGCCAAAGGACAAGGCAAAGTCGTAATGATTAATGTTGCTGAGTCTAGCTTAGATATACTGCGGTCTAAGAAAGTCTTAAATACTGTTCAATATTATACTGCATTGAGATTTCGCAGATTATGGGAAAAGAGTCGTATTGGAAGTTATACTGCTAACTTTAATTATATTGGTGGTGGTAATCAATGGCAATCAATGGCAGAAGATCGTATTGACGCTATATATAAGTTAAGTCGCAGTCATACTTGGTTAGGTGATTTTTCATTTCAACTAATGTATAGAGTATGCGTAGAAGATTTTAATTTAAAAGAAATATCAGCTATTTATCAATTTAAAAAAGGTTATGCTGGTGATCGACTTAGAGAAGCCGCTGAAGAATTAAAAAAGTTTTTCGATCAAGCGATTTAATGTTTGACTTTGTCGTCAGACTATGAGATAAATTGCTATACTACCATTCGTGTAGATATACTATTCATATAAACATCATTTTAGGGGAGTAATTATGCCATACCACACTGGAAAACATAGTAAAACTATGAAGAAAAAGAAAAAGAAAAAGAATAAAAGAAAATAATGGTCAAGGTAGCTTCTATTAAAAATATTATAGCGGATCTTAAACCGAGACAACAAAAGACTATGAGAAGTCACGCTAGACACCATTCACTAAAACATATGCGATCTATGGCGAGAGATATTAAAAAAGGTCGAACATTTAGACAGGCTCATATATCAGCTATGAGAAAAGTAGGTAAATAATGGCTAAGAAACGCAAAGTGCCTAAAGACAAAAAATCAGGTGTACCAAAAAAATATTTATCAGGTTTAAAAGGCAAAAAACGCAGTAAAAGAGCCAATTTAATCAAAGAAGTAGCTAGTTTATATAAAGCTGGAAAGCGTATTCCTATGAGATTGTTAAGAGCAAGGACTAAAGCCTAATGGCTGTAAAAAGAAAACCACTATCAGCTACAGTAAAAGCTACTTTGCAGAGAAAAGCCAAAGCGTCTAAAAGATATACCTATGGCACTCTTGCTAAAGTTTATCGTAGAGGACAGGGAGCTTTTTTAGGCGCTGGATCACGGAGAGTACCGATGGCGGCTTGGTCGATGGGACGAGTTAATAGTTTCCTAAGAGGATCTAGAAAACACGATCTTGATCTTAGGAAGAAAAAACGCAAATGAATGTTATATGGGTTATTACTGTTTTAATGTGGTATCAAAACATCGACACTCCAATTCAAACTGAATATTTACTAAAATCTTTTGAGACTAAAGTTGAATGTTTAGATTATGTATTCTGGAATAAAAAAACCTTAGTACAAGCATTAACAGCTGAACACGGAGCAAGAGAAGCCGAACTATTGAAAACTTGGGCTTTTTATTGTGAAAATAGACCACTAGAGGAAGTGTGAAAAAGATTGAATTACCAGAGTTTATTAGATTATCTCACTATCGTATAAAACTAATTAAGATTAACAGTCACATATGCTATGAGATTGGAGAGCAACAAGGCTCTTTTCATTCCAAACAGATGATTATATATCTTGATGAAGATATTATTGAAGAAGGCGGCTCGATTGCGGTTGATCTTGTAAAACACGAAATCTTACACGCTATCTATTATGTGAGGCAATTAGAAGGTAAGAACGAAGAAGATATTGTAAATGGTATGGCTACACACTATACTGAGATTGAAAAAAATAACCCTGATTATGTTAGATGGAAATTAAACAACTTGAACTGAAGGATTTAATTCCTTACGCAAACAATCCTCGTAAAAAACAAGCTATTGATAAGGTGGCTTCAAGTATTAAAGAATTTGGTTGGCAACAGCCTATTGTTGTGGACCAAAATATGGTGATAATAGCTGGACATACACGCTATCAAGCCGCACAAAAACTAGGCTTGGATAAAGTTCCTGTACGAATAGCAACAGGACTTACAGACGCACAGATTAAAGCATATCGTTTATTAGATAATAGAGCCAATCAAGACGCTTTATGGGACGATGATATGTTGAAGATAGAGGTGCAAGATATTGATAAAATGGATATAGACCTTGCATTGACAGGGTTTGATGAAAAAGAATTAGATAAATTACTTTTTGTAGAGCAAGACGGATTGACTGATGAGGACGCTGTACCTGAAGATGTAGAGCCTAAAGTTAAAAAAGGCGAGTTATGGCAGTTAGGTAATCATAGATTATTATGTGGAGACTCCACAAGTGAAGCTGATGTTGCTAAACTTATGGATAATCAAAAAGCTGATTTAATATTTACTGATCCACCTTATGGTATGTCCTATGGTGGTGGTAGAGCTAAAGGAGATAGTGTTTCTTTTAAAAATAGATCAGGTGGCATAAAAGCACACGGAATGATTATTAATGATGATCTTAGGGGTGATGCCTTATTTAATTTAGTAAAAGAAGCATTACAATTATCTAAAGAACACGCTAAAAGTGGAAGTTCTGCATATATATGTTTAAATTATAAAAATTATACTGTGTTTGAAACAGCCTTAAAAGATGCAGGCTTAGAGGTTAATACTTGTATAGTCTGGGATAAAAAATCTATTGGTTTAGGTATGGCTAATTATAGACCACAACACGAGTTTATATTTTATTCTAAAGGTGATCAATGGTTAGGCAATAAATCTCAGAGCGATATATGGTCTATGTCTAGAGGTAATACTAGTGGATATAAACACCCCACTCAAAAACCAGTAGAATTAATTGAAAAAGCTATACTTAATAGCAGTAAGTCAGAAGACTTAGTAATAGATTTATTTGGTGGATCAGGCTCAACTTTATTAGCTTGTGAAAAAACCAAACGCAAAAGCAATCTTATGGATTTAGACCCTAAATATTGTGATGTAATTATAAAACGCTGGGAGGACTTTACAGGTCAGACAGCAAAACTACTCGAAAGAGGTACTGATACAAACAGTTTTAAAGAGGAAGAAAAATGGCAAGAACCAAAAAATACAATATTGACACAGACGAAATCACTAAATTAGCGTCTTATCACTGCACCAATACAGAAATAGCAGACTTTTATGGGTGTGATGAAAGCCTAATTAGAAAGAAATATTCCGAATAT